ACCCAAGATGAGCGACTGCGCCCCATCCCAACCGTCCGAACTCGCCCGCAGCGTCGCGGGGCGCAGTTCGCTCCATCGCGTGGTTAGCCAGCCGTCGTGTCTCGACTTGTTCTGCTGTGAAGGCGGGGCGGGCATGGGCTACGCGCTCGCGGGCTACGCCGTGACTGGCGTGGACATCGTCCCGCGTCCGCGCTACCCGTTCGCGTTCGTGCTGGGAGATGCTCTCGAATATCTCGAAGCGCACGGCCACGAATACGACCTGATACACGCCTCGCCGCCGTACCAAGGCTACTCGCATCTGACGCCTGCCAAGAATCGCGGCGACCATGCGAAGCTGATACCCGCCGTCCGTGAACTGGTGAAGCGGCTCGGCAAACCATACGTCATCGAGAACGTGGCGGGCGCACGTCACGAACTGGAAAACCCGGTGATGCTCTGCGGCTCGATGTTCGGACTGCGGACGCAACGGCATCGCTACTTCGAGACGAACATCCCGGTCGCCGCGCCGTGCAAGTGCGACCACTCAAATCTTCCGCTGCTGGTGACGACCGCCAGCAAAGCAAGCCGCGCCAAACGCCACGCCCTCGGCATCCCGCCGAAGACGGTAAAGAACGCGCCGCAAGCCTACGGCATTGGATGGATGTCCAGTGACGGACTCAAGGAAGCAATCCCGCCAGCCTACACGCGCCACATCGGAGAAGCGGCTAGGCGGCAGAACTCTGATTAGACAGCATCCAGTCGCCTAATTTTATGAAGCCACAGGAACAAATCGAGTTTTGGGTGAACCGGGCGCGTGAGGTTTTGCGGATGCAGAACAAGGCGTATTCCACCGAGCGAGATTACTGCGGTTGGTTGCGCCGCTATTTCGCGTTCACGGTCAAGTTGCCCGCTGGCCTAAAGCCGGAAACCAAGGCGGAGCGTTTCCTGAATCATCTGGCCAATGTGGAAAATGTTGCGGGTGACACCCAGAATGCCGCGTTCTATGCCATCCTCTATTTCTACAAGAATGTTGTGCGTAAGCCGCTGGAAAATGTCCAGTGCTTGCGCCCGGCCAAACGGCAGCGAGTGCGCACCGCGCCAGCCCTTGCGGACACGCACCGGTTGCTTGCGGCACTGCCTGATGTTTCGGGATACCCCACTAATTTTCAGGGGCGCATTCTTTACAGCCGGGGCTTGCGGGTGTGCGAGCCGTTGAATCTACGGATGAAGGATGTTCGATTTGCAGATCGCAAGTTGGTCTTGATCGCGGCCAAGGGAAACAAGGATCGTGTGGTGAAGCTGGACGAGTGGATGATTGAACCTTTTCAACGGCAGATGGTGGCGGCGCTGTTGGTGTGGGAATCGGATTGTCGCAATGGCATCCCGCTGGAAATCCCGCATCAACTGGCAAAGAAATTTCCCGAGACTCGATTCTCAAAGCATTGGGCGTGGGTGTTTCCTGGCAAGCAACCGTGTCGGCATCCGCGCACCGGGGAACTGGTTCGGTATCGGCAGCATGAATGTTTTCTGCAACGGGCGTTCAAGTTGGCACGGCAACGCACGGGAGTAATGGCTGTGCCTCACGAGATGCGCCACGCGCACGCCACGCATTTGCTGGAATCGGGCGTGGCGAGTGTGAAGGCGTTGCAGGCGGAGATGGGGCATGTAGATCCGCGCACGACGATGGGTTATTGCCATGCGGATGCGTTAAGTGTTCCAGATCCCACGTTGCTGGCCCGGAGACCAGCTTTCGATCTCGAAATTTCGGAGTCGAATCGTCTGTCAGCACCGCGTATTTACCAATTAAATCCAGCATGAAAACGAAGCGAAGGAAGGGGAAGGCCGGCGGGCGGCCGACGGATTATCGGGCGGAGTTTGCCGAGCAGGGGCACAATTATGCGTTGCTCGGGGCGACAGATGCCGAAATGGCCGATTTCTTTGGCGTGGCGGAGAGCACGTTGAACCTGTGGAAGCAGAAACACCCGAAGTTTTCGGAGTCCATAAAAAAGGGGAAGGCGGCGGCGGATGGCAAGGTGGCGGCCAGTTTGTTCAAGCGGGCGCTCGGGTTTCGCGTGCCGGCGGTGAAGATTTTCCAGAAGGACGGCGAGACATTCGAGCACGAGTTCCAGGAGTATCATCCGCCCGACACGACGGCGCAGATTTTTTGGCTGAAGAATCGTCAGGCAAAGAACTGGCGGGACAAGCACGAGCACGCGGTTGGGAATCCTGACGGAAGCAATTTTGTGAATCCGGCGGACATCAAGATGGCGCAGATGGTGGCGGAGATGCTCTACCAGGATACGATGGCCAAGGCGGAAACCAAGGTGGAGGATCCGCAAAGCCAGCCACCGAATGAGTAACGTAAATCCAAAATGGGCGCGGCTGGCGCTGCCGGACACGTATGCGGAGGAGCGGCTGGGGATGAAGCTGCATCCGAAGCAGGCCGCGGTGCTGCGCGATTTGTTTTCGCGGGACGGAACGCGCGTGGTGAACCGGTGCGCGAACGAGGTGGGCAAGACGCGGCGGGTGTTGTGTGCCTCGATCCTGTATGCCATTGAGATTCGCGGGGCGGTGGTGGTGACCACGGCGGGCGTGTTTCGGCAAATCAAGGATCAGCTCATGCCGGCGTTGAAGTCGTTTGCGTATTTGTTCGATCCGGCGTTGTGGCAGTTCCAGGAGTGCGCAATCAAGCGGTTTGATACAAAGAACAAGGTGTGGGTGGATGCTTACACGGGGGTTTCGACTAAGGACGAGCATTATTTCCAGGGGTATCACAAGGACGAGAAGCGACCGCTGTACATCGCGATTGATGAGGCACAGGGTGTGAGTGTGGAGATTTGCCGAGCGGCGGAAGAGCGGTGCAATCCGACGTGGTTTATGCTGACGGGTTCGCCGGGAGATCCGCAGGGGTATTTTTACGATGCGGAGACGAGTCAGGGCCGGCATTACACGCATCACAAGTTGCAGCGCATGGAGTGTTTGAAGGAAAACGGCTGGTGGCTGGTGCGCGCGGACATCGAGCGGCTGGTGCAGAAGTACGGCGAGGACAATCCGTTTGTGCAATCAACGGTGTTCGGCAATTTCAGCCAGATTGTCGAGGATGCGTTGATCAGCCTGGGAGAGTACGATCGGTGTCTGGAAAATCCGCCGCCGTTTGTGCCGGGTGAGTTGCACGGATTTCTCGATTTCGCGGCGGGCCGGGACAAAAACGTTTATGCGTTGCGCAATGGGAATCGGATCGAGGTGCGGCGCAAGTGGCAGCAGCGCGATACGATGTCCGCGGTGGGGCAGTTTCTCCAGTTGTTGACGCAGGACAAGGGAGAGTTTGGCTTGCGACCGGAGGATGTGAGCGGGGACGCGGACGGGCTCGGGCTGCCGATGATTCACCGGATGCGCGAGGTGGGATGGCCGATTTACGAGTTTCATGGCGGTGCGGAGGAGCGGTTCAACAACGGGTATCGCAACAAGATTGCCGAGGCGTGGGGAGAGGGCATTGCGAAGATCAAGCGTTGCGGGGTGATCCTGCCGGCAGACCTCGATTTGAAGGCGCAGGTGCTGGGGCGCAAGGGACGTCCGAACAGCAGCGGGATGCTGGAGATCGAGCGCAAGGAAGATTACAAGAAGCGGGTGGGGGAATCGCCGGACGAAGCGGACGCGGTGTTCGGGGCGCTGATGCCAAAGCCGCAGGTGCGCCCGGTCAACCTGGTGCAGCACGCGCAACGGTTTATGGAGCAGGACCGGGACAGTGGAGAGGATTCTGGAGAACGCCGGTTTTTCTGAATTTCCTTGCTTTATCGTTAACGATAACGGATAAGCGGGGTGATTGAGTCAGGAACGTTTCGATTCTGCGCATCAGATGTTGACCGGGCGAGTCCGGTGGGAGTCGCGTCAGCGGGCTTTTTACCAGATGCGGCATGATGGGTTGCCGCGGATGGACAAGCCGTTCCGGGGGTGCGCGGATGGTCATTATCCGGCCATTGACATGGCGATCCGAAAGCTGAAGCCGTTCCTGATTGGACAACTCACTGCGGGGGATAAGCTATGTAACTTCACAAGTCTAAAGCCGCAACTCGCGGCGTTATCCGATCAGGCAGCGGCGTATCTCGATTTCCTGCTGATGCAGCGGACGCCGTTTTTGCGGAAGATGCGGGTGATGGTGGACTCGGCGTACTTGCGCGGGCGCGGCGTCATCAAGGCGACGATTGATCCGCTGGACAAGTATGCGCTGGTGATCGAGGCGATTGACCCGATGTTTATTCTGATGCCGCAGGAGGCAAACGGGTTTGAGGATGCGCCGGAGTTTGTGCAGGTGCGGCAGATGCCGGTGAGCAGCTACAAGGATTTGGATGGCCGGTGGGATACCAGCGCGGACACGGTGGCCAAGATTCGCGGGCAGGAGCTGGCAAACCTGAGCATCTACATCCAGCAAAAGAAGCTGACCGAAGGCATCACGCACACGACGAATCCGAACCAGGTCATTTTCTACGAGCATTGGGTGAAGACGCGAAACGGGCACACGGTTTACACGTATTCGCCGCACGCGCCGCACATTCCGTTGCGCAAGCCTTACGGGAATCCCTACAAACTGGACGGCAAATCCAGCGTGCCGTTTTTTGGCTTCCAGATCGAGGTGTGCGCGGAAGGGTGGTATGCGCCGCGTGGCATCGGGGAATTGCTGGCGCCGGTCGAGCAATACCTGACGAAGCTCTGGAATGAAAAGGCAGACGCAATGACGTTCGCCAACCGACCGCTGTACACGGGCGAAAAGGAATTGCAGAACCTCACGAATTACCGCTGGCAGCCGGGCGAGTATATTCCGGGGAACATTCGCGGCGTGCAGTCGAGTGCGCCTCCGTTCAATTTTGATCAGGAGATCGGGTTTGCGGCCTCGATTGGGGAGCAGCAGAGTCAAAGCCCGGATTTTGGCATTTTGCGCCAGGGCGAGCAGGGGCAAACCGGAGGCAAGAGCCGGACGGCGACGGAAAACAACCGCATTTCCGCGTTGCAGGAAACTGGAGTGTCGGACTCGGGCATGTTATTCCGCGAGGACCTGGTGAAGCTGTATCGGCACATTTGGGGCATGATCGTGCAGTTCAAGGAGCGGGATTTCACCTATTTCGCCGCGGGCGAGGTGAACGCGTTGCCGGAGCAGGCGTTGCATGACTCGTATTTGATTCAGCCGGACGGGTCGCCGGACGGGTGGAATCGGATGGCGCGCTTCCAGAAGGCGCTGGGGTTGTTGCAAGCCGTTCCTGGTAATCCAAACGTGAATCCCGAGCCGATCACGAAGGAGCTGCTGGCGGCGTATGGCGAAGGGATGGTGGAGAAGGCATTTGTGCCGACGAACCAAAAGGGCGCGGCGGAATACGAGGATCAGGCGGAGAAGATCAACAGTTTGCTCGTGCCCGGCGCGGGCAAGCCACCGTTCCCGGTGATGGTGAAGCCGCAGGACGATCACGTTTCGCGCATCAAGTGCAACGTGGACTGGTTGCACGCGGCGGGCAAGCTGCGGTTGCCGGTTGACCCGATGGGAGCGCGGAGCATCCAGCAGAACACGGCGCAACACATCCAGATGTTGGAGCAGATGAACCCGAGCGCGGCCAGGGAGATCAAGCAACTGCTGGTGCAGATGGAGACGGCGGGGCAAGCGATGCCAACCGCCGGGCCGGCGGAAACAATGACGGGGACATTATGAGCCTCTACCGGACAAAAACAACTTTGGGGCGCGGCGTGCGGGCGTTGTTGCCGGCGGGGTCGCATATTGTGGAGTTCAGCGCGACCGAAGTGATTTGGGGTAATGGCGCGATGGAGAGCGGGACGAAGGGAATTACGGAGTGGGAGTTACCAAAAGCGACGGAAACGGCTCGCGCGGACTCTCGCCCCACCGATGAGCGGAAACCAGAGGAAACGCCAACCGTTAACGTTAACGAGAAACCTCTTGCAAAGCCGGAGAGGCGTGGTAGAAAGGGCACACGACTGTGAATCCTACCACGATCATTCTCGGTTTCTTCCTTGCGGTGGCGGTGATTTTGTTGATGGCGACCTTTTTCCATTTGCAGGCGGCGGAGTGCGAGCGGGATGAAATGCTGCGCCGGGCGGATGGGTTGGAAATGATGGTCAGCCGTGCGGATGCGAGCAAGCGGGAGTTCCAAGTGCCGATTCCGACGGTGAACTGGACGGCGGAGCATGTGGGGCATTTGCGGGAGTTTCTGGGCTCCGAGACGGGCCGGGTGGTGGTGGCGATTTGCGGTCAACATGCGTTGACTGAGGCGATGAACGAGGCGCAGGGGGATCGGACGAGTCCGAAGGCGGCGGGGATGGATGCGATGTTGCGCTTTCAGTTCAATCTGGCCAGCGACAAGACGCTGGCGGCAATTTCGGGTGGCTCGCCCGCCAATGAGCAAAATACAGCCGACGCTGAACAGGACGCCAGCGTGCCGGTTGAAATCAGGCGGTCGTTCTGACTCGGCAACGAGAAAACTTTATGCCCGAAGTCTTAGCTGAAATCACCCCGGAACAGGCCGAAGCGGATTTGCGCGCTGCGTTAGCGCCGCAAGCGGCTTCGCCCGCGCCGGGTCAGGCTGAATCCGCGCCACCAGCCGGCGCAGCAGCGGCGACCGAAGGCGAAACACCCAACGATTCGACAGCAGACACACGAGCGGCGGCTGAAACCCAGCCACCGACCGAACCGAAGACGGAAACTCAAGGTCAGACAAAGCCAGACGGTAAGCCGGACAACCGTACGGAATACGCCAAGAACCAGGAGCGGCTCGACAAAACATGGAAGTCAGTAAATGCGCGCAAGGCGGAACTCGAAGCCAAAGAGGCGGAGATTGCGCGGCGCGAGCAGGAACTGACGGCCAAGGCGGCGAAGGCGCAGGCGCGTTATTCGCCCGAGGATTACGAGCAGGCCAGCGTGCGGAATCAATCGCAGGCGGAGCAACTGGCGTTGCAGGCGAAGGGGCTCGATGCGCAGGCGCGGGAGTTCGAGGAGGACGGCAAGTACACCGAGGCCGAAAGCGCGAAGGCGCGGGCCAATGACCTGCGCGAGCAGGCGGCGTATGCGCGGGGCGTGGCGAAGCAACTGAAAGAGCAGGCGGAACACGTTCGCAAGAATCCAGATCCGACGGTGGAACAGTTGAAGGCGAAGACGCAGGCGCAGTTGCGGGAGTACACGCTGGCGGCGGCAAAGGAATGGCCGGACGTGCTGAAGGATGGCAGTGAGTTTCAAAAGGCGGTGGCAAGAAACATTGCCGACGCCCGATCAAAGGGGCTCGATGAAAACGAGTTTCCGGTGATCCGTTATTATTCGGCGCGGTTGGCGGCGATGGAGTCAGCGGCCGCTCGTGTGCCTGGGCTGGAGAAGCAGTTGGGTGCAGCAGCAGCGCGAGTCAAGGAACTCGAAGCGTTGACTGCGCCCGGCGGCGGCCAGGGCTCGATCCAGAACGCGCAACTTCCGGAGACGGATTTTGCGAAGTTGACGGTGGAGCAGATGGAAGCCGACTTGCGCAGCCGGATGCGTTGAGTTCCGTAACATTCGCGCTCCCGTGTTATGGGAGCCATGTCCACAACTAGCAATCCGGCAGATGTTGCCAATCGGCAGCAAATCTTCCTGGATTCCAATTATTTCCAGGCCCTTAAATACAAACTCAAATTCCACAATTACGGCGCTTCGCGTTCCGTGCCCGGCAAGTCGGGGCATACGAGCGTGCGCTATTTCCGTCCGCGCCGGGCGACCACGGATTACGTCAACCGGATGGGGACGGATTACAACGAAGGCGTTGTGCCGACCAACATCGCCGAGGTGTCCGTGGGTTACGTGGATGCGTACCTGAATCAGGCGATCCAGATTCACAAGATCAGCGATCTGGAGCTGGCGGTGGACCTGTTGGACGCGCAGAAGTTGCACAGCAAGGCGCTGGGCGACGACATGGCGCTGTATTTCGACAAGGTTTGCGCCAACAGCATGTTTGCAAATCCGGCGGTGGCGGCCAACCTTGTGGATTCCCGCCAGGCGACGCTCTACAACTCGAACACGGGTTATGAGCGGTTCAACATCCCGAATCCCACGCTGAATTCGGCGAACGACTTTGCCACGTTGGCGGGCAGTTCGGCGGCTGCCGCGAAGATGAGCCGGGCCTTCCATATTGCGTGCATGACGCAACTGGAGGAGGCGGACGTGCCGATGGTCAATAACCGTTACCCGGTGATCACCGCGCCGCGCGTGGTGAATGACATGCGGCAGGACTCTAGCTGGTTCGCCGCGGCGGTGTACAACGCGGAGGCGTTGAAACTGTTCCCCGGTGGCGAGTTCGAGCTGGACGGCGGCGTGTTTGTGACCACGACCAAAGCGTGGCGCGAGGGCGCAACCTACGGCACGCGAAACGATTCCGGCAACGTGTTCGGGGTGGCGTATCTCGGACAGGATTCGTTTGTGGTGCCCAAGCTCTCCGTCGGCCGGGCCGGCGGCGCGGGGGATGCGCCAATCGTCACCTACATTGACAAGCCGGATTCGGCGAATCCCGCCAACCAGTTCGCGTTGATGAGCGCGAAGACGTATTACGGCGCGGCGTTGATCTACAACGCGAGCACGAGCGCCGCGAGCGATGTGCCGCATGTGGTGCTGGGCCGGGTGCTGAGCACGTTCAGCTAAGTCATCCAAGGCACCGAAACCGATTCAACCTTTGACCAAGGAAACAACGATGAAAACCAAACTGATTCTCATTCTCAGCGCGATGCTGGCCATCGCTTTCACGGCGGCCGCAGTGCTGCCGGAACCGTCCACCGGCTTTGCCGTGGGAACAACCAACGGGGCTTCGACCCTGAGTTACGCGATTGTGTCCGCCCGTTCCAAGAACGGCGGCGCGCCGCGGGTGCAATACCTGAATGCCGGCAGCGACAAGGCCGGCAGCAAGGTGCAGTTCTACGTCGTGGGCTCGGAGGCCACGATCAACTCGTTCAGCAACAGCACGACCACGCTGTATGTGCTGACGACGAACACGCCGGGCAGTCCAACATGGCAGAGCGGGACGTGCATCATCCGGCATATTGCGTCGGACACGTACGAGAAACGAACGCTCGCGGCCAACTCATCGAGCACAAACATCGTCGTCACGGCGGCGCCGTACCAAACCGCACCGGGCGACAAGGTGTACTGGGTGACTACCGCCGGAGCGGGCACGATCAACTGGGGAGTCAGCACAAACGGGATTGGCCCAAGCGGCGGTGGCCTTTATGTGGGCCAGGTGGGCAAGCCGCTGTTGCTGGAAATTGACGCCACGACCGCGGGGGCGATCAACGTGGTAAGCGGCGATTATCTTCCGTAGTGGTGGGGTGCAAACGGGGGCGCCGGAGTGATGACCGGCGCTCCTTCTTACTGAAAGAATTTTATGCCGCCAATTCCTCCGAATGCCCGCCCGGTCGGTGAACCGGATGGGGACGAAATGATGTCCGCGCCGATGCCGAGCGCGCCGCCGGCCATGCCGATGGAGTTACCCGTGCCGCTGGCCACGCTGGCGCAGCCGGATGACCAGGAACGATTGCAGAATCCCGGCCAGGGTGACGTGGTGCAGTTGCAGGTGGAGGCAACGGTGTTGCGCATCGAGGGCGACACGGCGTTTATCCAGCCAAAGGCGATCAACGGGCAGTCTTTGGAAACAGAGATGCCGGAAGCCGGGCCGGATATGAGCCTGGAGGCGCAGGAAGCCGGGTTGAGGGAGGCGATGGGTTAAGCCGTGGCCAAACTGGCGGAAATTCTGAGGACGGGGCAAGCGCCGGGGATCAACACGAAGGCGCTCGATCCGGGGTGTCCGCGGGCGGCGATTCCGCGGGCGTTGCGGAAGCTGGAAATTGACATGGGCGGCGCGACGCGGACGGCGCGGGCGTGCCAGTCATCGGTGAAACGTTTGCGAAAGGTTTGGAACATTTGAGGACTGTTATGAAAACGAAACTTTTATGCCTGCTGCTGGTGGTTTTGGGCTGGCCGGCGCTGGCGCAGACCACGGCCACGCGGGTCAGTGGCAACGCCAGCTTGACGAACAGCTTGATTGTGTCGTCGGTGCTGGGCACGAAGCTGTTCACGATCCAGGGTTACAACGCGGCGGCGGCCACGCAGTACATCCAGGTCTTCCAGACCAATGCCGTGCCGCCGAATGCGAGCGTGCCGACGTTCAGTTTCCCGGTGGCATCGAGCAATTATTTCTCGATGGATTTCGGGCAATACGGGGCGGACCTGGACCGGATCATGGTGGTGGTGAGTACCAACGCCGCGACGCTGGGAATCGGGGCGACGAATGCCTGCGCGTTGCAGGCGATCACGAGGCGCTAAGACCATGAAAATCCTACTGGCCTGGCTGGCGAGCGCGGGAGTTGCGATGGGGGTAATCATCACCGGGCCGCCTACCACTGGCAGCGGCGGTGGGGGCGGAGGCGGAGCGGACGGAAACTGGACGAACGTCATCACCATCCAAACGAACGCCACGACGGCGGAAATCCAGGCGGCGTTCAACGGGGGCGGTACTCTTTGGTTCACGCCGAGCGTTTATCCTTACGTCATCACCACGAACATTGCGATCACGAATGCCGTGGTGGTTGTCGGCAATAACAATCTCATTCAGCCCGCTGCGGGAGTGTCGAACTTTTTGTGGGATACGTACACGAACACGGTGCCGGGCGGTGTTTTCATTGATGGCCTACGGTTCGATGGCAAGGTGCGGAATGCGTTCTCCACGACGAGCAACCTGTTCTCGCTGTTGAATGGGACACCCACCATTTATTACAACCCCTACTGGTCAAACAGTAGCGGGCTGCGGGTATCATCGCAGAGCGGTGGCGCGATCACGCGCTGCCAATTCTTCGGCTGGTCTGGCAACGGCCTGATGATGGTTAACGCCTTAGCCAATCTAGCGCATTACTTCCCACGCGTTGAGGTGGCGCAGAACAGCTTTTACAGCAACTTCTGCGGTCTTTACCTACCCGGATCGGCTTACGAAACGGCCGGGTTTTACAATAACTCAGCGCCGTGGCAAGCGGCGTCGCCTGAGTATCAGCCGGTGCATCAGAACACGTTTACCCGAAACTACATGGGAATGGGTGGTGGTGCCGCTAACGGGCACATCGAGGAAAACATGTTCTCGGATAACCAGATCGGTGTTCATTTGACGGCCTCTGTTAACTCAGGAGCGCACGGTATTTACATCGGAAACACCTTTAATCATAACAATTATGGGTTTTGGGCCGAGAGCGTCCAGCTTGGCCGGTTCAATGGGAACGTTTTGCTAGCTAACAACAAAACCGCCTTCATTGGCAGCACGATTACCGAGTGCCAGATCGAGGGCAATTGGTTCACAGGCGGAGTTATTATCACGAACAATTCGACCGGATACTTCTCACGCAACGGCTACCAAGGATCGTGGAGCAACACCTTTGCTAGCGTCATCACCAATGCGATTGATGTGTGTGGCAATCGTTCGACCTCGGTTGCGGGTGACAACGATGGAATTACTTGCACGGGCACAAACATCACGGGCACGTTCACCGGCAACGGCAGCGGCCTGACCAATATCCCCAACACTGCCTTTGACCCGTCGAGTGTTCCGCCAACGACAAATTACCCAAGCATCAATACGAATCGTGGGGCAACCGTTGCGACTGGTGCGTTCCTTGTTTCACAGGGCACAAACGATTGGTTTGGTTCTCCTACATTCGTTGGAACGTTCGATGGCAGCACGCTTACAAACATCAACTCAACCAACACTGTCTTTCACTTAACCACGCTACCAACGCTCACGACCAACACCCTCGTCATCAAGAACGGGGAAACTTATATTGACGCGGATTACAATGTTGCTGTGACAAACATTATCATCGCCGGCCAGAGAGAAACACTGGTAGTAAGTAATCACTCGGCATCCACCATCGCCGCATTTGTCACTACAGCGAGCCGGAAGATCGGCAGCGTGACCAGCAACGTCTTCACGCGCGATGAGATGTACGTGCTGCACGAACTACTCAAGGCAAAGAAGCATGACACGGGAAGAAGCGTATAGGGAAATTGTCGAACGCATCATGG